GGCGAATTAAACGAATATGGTTTACAAGCGGCTTATTCTTTCTTAGGTGTAGCAAACAGAGCTTTTGTTACGAGAGCAGACATAGACCTAAATGAGATTCAGCCAAGTGCTACTGCTCCGGCGGCGGCTCCATCAAACGGAACATTTTGGTTTGATACTGCTTTAACAAAATATGGAATTTTTGAATGGAACGGAAATGCTGTAACTGTAACAGGTGGACAGTCATTTACTAACAAAGTTCCAACAGTAATTACATCAAAAACAAATTTAGTAAATGAATCAAATACGGGAATACCAAAAGGTTCAGTAGGACAGGTAGGAGACTATGCTGTTGTTACAACCACTACAACTAATAAAGTATACTACAAAAATACTGATGGTGCTTGGGTAAAAGTTGGTTCATCTGATTGGGTAAAGAGTTGGCCAACAATTGAAGGATCAACTGCTAATCCAACTTTGACTAACGGACAAACAATTATAATTAACGGAACTACTGTAACACTTTCAGGAACATCTGTTGCTAACATGGTAACTGCTATTACTACTGCGGCAATCACAGGTGTATCAGCAAAAAGTGTAGACGGCAAACTTAATATCTACAGTGACGGAAGCTCAACAACTGACGGTTCAACAGACGACGATGGCGCCATTTCCATTGCGGCTGGACAAACTGGTTCATTGTTAGCTGACTTAGGTATCACAGCAGGAACTTACTATGCTCCTGCGTTAGAAATTGCTCCACATACGGCTGTTCCAGCGTTCAAGACTGCAGACACAAAAACAAGACCTTCAGGTTCTGTTTGGTTTAAAACTACAGATGCTAACTTGGGTGCTAATTACAAAGTTAAAGTATACAACACTACAACTAAACTTTGGGTAGATCAATCTGCTCCAGTTTACAAAACACATGAAGCGGCTTTATTCAATTTAGATAAAGCAGGTGGTGGTATAAATCTTGCGGTGGGTGCTACATACATTCAAGCACATACAACACTAGCAGAAAATGAAGAATTTGATTTTACAATTTTTGCTAGAAATGTTTCAGGATCCACTACAATTACTTCAAGTGCTATTACAGCAAGTACATTTGCGGCAGGAACTTACAACTTTACACTAGGAGAAAGTAAAGTAGGACAAGCGGCTTTAGACGCAGGTGTAGCTTTGGCATTTACAGCAACAGGTGCTCCAGCAGATGCTGACTTGTTTGCTTCAGCAATTAACGCACACGGATTTACCAACATACAGGCAAGTGTAGACGCAAGTAACAGACTTGTTATCTCACACAACGATGGCGGCGAAATGCGTATTAAAGATACAGATAGTGCTTTTGCTAACGCTGGCTTTAGTGCTTACGACTATAGCACGAAGTTAGGAACAGCAAATCTTTACACAGCACCAACTGGTGATAGTGCTTTTGATTTCCATGCTTCAAATTGGAAAATCTTAACTTACAACGCTGGACCAAATGCTCCAACATCATTAACAACTGATGGTAGATTATGGTATAGTTCAATTGTTGACGAAGTTGACATAATGGTACATGATGGAACTACATTTAGAGGATATCAAAATGTTTATGCTTCAACTGATCCAGAAGGACCAATTGTAAGTGCTACAGAGCCAACACAGCAATCAGACACTACACCACTAGTTACAGGAGACTTATGGATTTCGACAGCTGATTTAGAAAGCTATCCAGAAGTTTACAAATACAATGCTGATCTTCAAAAATGGTTAACAGTAGATGAAGGTGACCAAACTACAGAAGATGGTATTTTATTTGCTGATGCTAGATTTGGTATCAGTGGTGGAACTAACGGAACAAACGGGGAAGCACCAAAAGGTACTATTAAAGAACTATTAGTAAGTGACTTTTTAGACTTTGATGCTCCAGATCCAGCATTATATCCAAAAGGTATGTTGCTATGGAACTTAAGACGTTCTGGATTTAACGTTAAGAAATTTGTTAGAAATTATGTAGATCTTACAGCTAAAAACACTAGAAAAGGTGACGAAAGCATGTCTACTTATTATCCACATAGATGGGTGACTGAGTCAGCTAACCAACCAAACGGTAAAGGTAGCTTTGGTCGTAAGGCACAGCGTAAAGTTGTAATACAAGCATTACAATCACTAGTTAATAGTAACCAAGAGATTAGAGACGATGAATCAAGACTATTCAACGTAATGGCTACTCCAGGTTATCCTGAACTAATTGGTGAAATGATTTCACTAAACAATGATAGAGGCTTAACAGCGTTTATTATTGGTGACTCACCGTTTAGATTAAAATCAGATGGAACAACTTTAAACAACTGGGGTAATAATACTGCTCTTGCTGTTGAAGATAACGACGATGGACTTGTTTCAAGAGATGAATATTTAGGAGTATTTTATCCTAGCTTATTCACAAGTGACAATGCCGGAAATAATGTTGTTGTTCCACCAAGTCATGCTATAATGAGAACTTTCGCATTAAGTGATCAAGTATCGTTTCCATGGTTTGCTCCAGCAGGTACAAGACGTGGTGGCATCACAAATGCTAGTGCGGCAGGATTTGTTGACTCTGAAGGTGAATTTAAATCAATAGCATTGAACGAAGGACAAAGAGATACATTGTATTCCTTAAACATTAATCCAATTACATTCCTAACAGGAGCTGGATTAGTAAACTTCGGTCAAAAAACTAGAGCAAGAAACGCAAGTGCTTTAGATAGAATCAACGTAGCACGTTTAGTAATTTACTTAAGATCACAACTTAAGAAACTAGCTAAACCTTATATCTTTGAACCAAATGATAAGATTACACGTGATGAAATTAAGGCACAAGTAGATAGTTTAATGTTAGAGCTTGTTTCACAAAGAGCATTATATGACTTCTTAGTTGTGTGTGATGAATCAAATAACACACCATCTAGAATTGATAGAAATGAACTTTATGTAGATATTGCGATAGAACCAGTAAAAGCTGTGGAGTTTATATACATTCCATTGAGACTTAAAAATACTGGAGAAATAGCAGGACTATAAACGGATAAATAAAAGTAATAGGAGCATATAGAATGGCAATTTCAACACTTTCAAAGTTAACAGTACCCTTAGATAGTAACGCAAGTGCATCTAACCAAGGGTTATTGATGCCAAAATTAGCATACCGCTTTAGGGTATCGCTAGAAAATTTTGGTGTATCAAGTCCAACAACTGAACTAACAAAGCAGGTAATGGACATAACTAGACCAAACGTAACTTTCGATCAAATGACTGTTGATATTTACAACTCAAGAGTATACCTAGCAGGTAAACATACTTGGGAACCTATTACAATTACTTTACGTGAAGATGTAAGCAACAACGTACAAAAATTTGTTGGTGAACAATTACAGAAACAGTTAGACTTCTTTGAAATGTCAAGTGCGGCGTCAGGAAGCGATTATAAATTCGTTACCAGAATGGAAATACTCGATGGTGGTAACGGTGCTAATGCTCCAACAGTACTTGAAACATTTGAATTATACGGATGTTATGTTGAGAGTGCTAACTATAATACTTTAAACTATGCTGAATCAGCACCAGTTACTGTAACATTAACAGTAAGATACGACAATGCTATACAAACACCACAAGGTACAGGTATAGGTACAGCAATTGGTAGAACAGTTAACACAGCTATTACAGGCGGTGGTAACGGTTAATAGTTAACAAAATAAATTAAAAATTAAAAGGGCCTTCCGGGGCCCTTTTTTTATGACCTAAAACTAAATACCTGTACAAGCAAAGAAAATTCTAAAGGAGATTCCATTGAGTAATAGATTTCATTTGGCCGTCGAGGGTGGCGACCTTTCAACAACCGTTCCCTGGTATCAAAAGGTGTTAGGTTGTACGTTAGACATGGCAGAAGAAGGAAAGTGGCAAGACATAGATTTTTGGGGTAATGAATTAACATTACATGAAACAACACCAAGACAAGGTAAAGGACCTGAAAGAGAACGACATAGTGTAGACATGGGAGAAGTGTGTGTTCCACATTTTGGTATTCATTTACCATATGATGACTTTCAAGTTGTAAAAGAAAGTGTAGAAGCTAACGGTGGATTTTTAGATACACCTTACGTAAGATTTGAAGGTACAGATTACCAACAGGAAACGTTTTTTGTAGAAGATCCTAACTTTAATGTACTTGAAATAAAGTCTATGGCGAAAGATAATCCGTTAGATTTTGAAGTTCATGGAGTAGGTTGCTAATCTTATTATATACGTACTTAATTACTAAGGATAAATATTAGTATGGCAAACTTTTTAAATGGATTTTTAGATAACGTAGTTTCAGGGGCTTTGAACCCAAAAGGTACTCTTGCTGATTATCAGCATGGTGCGAGACTGTATGTAGATGATAGCCATAGGCTATCTCCTAAAGTCAAATTTCTTTATCACGTAAGTATAGATATCAATAGAGAAGCGTCAGCTGTTATTCCTCAATTAGGAGCAAAACATATTAATGAACTTAATATGCTTGTCAAATCAGTTGATCTTCCAAGATACAATGTACAAACAGATGTCAAACATCAGTACAATAGAAAACGTGTGGTTCAAAAACGTATCGATTATCAACCTATTACAGTTACATTTCACGATGATTCTTTTGGAGTTACAACAGCTATGTGGGAAGCATACTACAGATATTACTTTAGAGATGGACAATATGCTAAAGTAATGCCAGCAGGTGCTCCTGATCCTACAATAAAAGAATATCACAACCATAGTGCTTACAACAGAGGAGCGGCTTATGGAAAAACTGTTTATAGATACGGTTTAGACAATGATAGTTTTGCTCCTTTTTTTAACAATATAACAATATACCAACTATCAAGAAAGCGTTATACAGCGATGACTTTGGTCAACCCTATAATTGCTTCTTGGTCACATGATGCTATGGACAATTCAGCAAGTGAACCTGTATCTAATCAAATGGTTTTAGAATATGAAACAGTTCATTACAGCAGAGGGCCAATTGGTAAAGCAGGACCAAAAGGTTTTGCTGAAGAACATTATGATAAAACACCAAGTCCTATTTCATTAGCAGGAGGCGGAGCAAGTAGTTTGTTAGGTGCTGGTGGAGTTTTAGCAGGAGCAGGTTCTGTGTTAGCAGACATTCAAGGTGGAACTGTTGGCTTCGGCACAGTTTTAAGAGCGGCTAACTCTATACAAAACTTAGGTGGACTTACAAAATCCGGAATAGGTGGAGAACTTATCGGCGAAGGTTTAGACGCCATAGGACAAACAGCAGGCATAGATGTAAGTGGAGTTTCTGGACTAGCATTTCCAAAAGGTGGCAGTGGTGGAGGAGCAAGTACAATAGCACTTGCTGGTCTAGCTGTAGCAGGAGCAAAAGCATTTAACAATATGTCATCAAGCGGAGCATCAACATCAAAGACCAAACCAGATGCTAGTGGTACAAACGGTCCGGGTGCTGACGATATAAGCTATCAGCTACCAGAGGAATAAAAAATGTCTGAAATAAATTTACCAAGAAAACCAGATACAGATTCAGCATCAGTAGTAAAAAGATATTTCAATACTTATTTTGGAAAAGAATTAGCATTTCCAAGTAATGATGTAGATGCTGTCATAGGATTTTTAGAAAATAAAGGTTTTGACAAATCTGCGGCCATTAGTACTGGAACTATTCTATTACAACAGGCTAAGATAGATAATATAAAAGTTTTCGAATTGTTAGACACGCTCAAAGGTTTAGACAAATTACAT